AGCAAGACCGAGGGAGACAAAACCTATTATCGTTTTATGACCAGCGGCGGGTGTGATTCAAAGTCAAAATACAGCAAGGAAAAAATCGACTATCTGATTGCTTGGGCGATGGACGAGGATTTGTTTTGGCTACTTAAACCATCCGATTGCAAGGGGCCGACCAAAAAGCTATATCCAAAAACGGGATCATCATGGCGGATCGTAAACGACCTTTAACCTCGCGGGATGCTTGGCGCATCTTTGAGGATGCCATTAGGAATACTAATGACATCGAGCAGGCATACGAATGGTTATTGGATAACCCGGATGTCGCCAGAAAGATGACAGGCGCGGGTTTGATGGCTTGTTTTGAGGAAGACATACGTCACAATAATAATTGTTGACTGATTCTGCGCGATAGCCCAGCATCGCGGCATGTACCTGCCGGGTGAACACAAAGTCCTGCTATCCGGCATGGACGCATTTTCGCAAAAGATCCTGATGGGAATGGTTCTGGGATCGGCCTGCTGCGAATCGAAAAGCAACACATTCACCGTGACGCAACGCGCTGTTGCGGAATTTTCCGAGAAGTGCAAAAAATCGCGCCCCGTTCTGGCATTGCAGGGGTCGCTTGACAGTGATGTCACAATCGAGCTTTTATGGCAATAAATTCAAGACGTAAGGGAGCGGCTGGCGAGCGCGAGTTCGCATCCTACCTGCGTGAGCAGGGATGGCAGAAGGCACGGCGCACGCAACAATACGCTGGCAATCCAGAGGGCGGTAGCGGGGACGTGGTCTGCGCGAATTTTCCATTTCACGTCGAAGTAAAACGCTGCCAGCAGGTAAAGCCTGAGGAGTGGATGCGTCAGGCCAAGTCTGATGCGCCAGATGGCAAGATCCCGGCGGTGTTCTTTAGGCGAAACGGAGAGAAGAAGTGGCTGGCCATTGTCGAGGCCGACGATCTTTGCGAGATCGCCCGCCACATCGCACCACCAAATTTCACGGTCAGTGTGGTAAACACCGCTCCGATTGCCACAACCGTTGCCCAAGGCTTCGTACTACCTTCCACCCCAATAAACCCAAACAAAACAAACTAGAAAGGACAGTAATAACATGGCACTAACACTCAGCGAAACAGCAAAGAACACGGAACGTCAACTACCAGAGGCGGGAGCCACGGTAGGCGTTCTATTTAGCTTGGTCGATCTCGGAACCCAGGAAGTCACCTGGGACGGCGAGACCAAGTGGACCCCCAAACTCCGCTTGGCTTTTGAGTTGCCCGATCAGGTGATCGAAGGCGAGGTGACGGAGAACGGCAAGACGACCAAGGTGACGAAGCCGATGGTTGTTTCCATTGAACTCACCCGCAGCCTTGGCGAGCGTGCGACCCTGCGGAAGCACCTTGAGACTTGGCGGGGTCAGGCGTTTACCAGCAAGGAGCTTGCCAGCTTCAGCCTTAAGAACCTGCTTGGTAAAGCCTGTCTGCTGACGCTGGTTCACAAGACCAGCCAAGCCGGACGCAACTACTGCGCGATCCAAGGCATCGCCAAGCTGCCCAAGTCCATGAAGGCACCAGCCAAGACAGAGAATGCCCACATCTTCTACGAGATCGAACAGGGCGAAGGTGGCCAGTTCAGCGAATTGCCGGAATGGCTGCAGGAGAAGATCCGCTCCAGCAAGGAGTTTTCTGGTGCGTCTTCGGCACCGCAGGGAATGGTTGGTGACGTGGACGGAGGCGGCAACCAAGTTCCGTTCTAATCCTGTGGCTCTCACTCTCACACAGAAAGAGCCTAGCCAATCCCGTCTGGTCCAAACGGACCAGGCGGGACATTGGTATACGGAACAAGGCGAGTCCGCCCACGTTGTCATTGGAAAGAACGGCAACGAGCGCAACACCACGGTTGCGGATGCCAGGAAGATGGGGCTGCTTCCGTCAGTCACTAGCGTTCTGGGAATTATGGACAAGCCGCAACTCACGGCATGGAAGATCGAGCAGGCCATCATGTCCTCGCTTACGCTTCCAAAGGAGGAAGGTGAAACACTCGAAGAGTACGCAAAGCGGGTCGTCAAGGACTCCAAGCAATCCACAACCAAGGCTGCGGAACACGGGACGAAAATGCACGAACAGATGGAGCATATCCTACTTGGACGTAGTTGCTCCAAGGAGTCGGAGCTTCAGCCATACATCAAAACTTTCAAGGAGTGGGCGAAAGACAACGTCGAGAAAACATATTGGTGCGAGAGGGCCTTGGTTGGTGCTGGCTATGCTGGACGATGCGATGCCTACGTCAGATTGAAGCGGATCGGTGACGCAATCATCGACCTTAAGAACCGCAAGGTAAACCCCAAGTACGACCCGTTTTATGATAGCGACTGCGCCCAGCTTTGGGCATACCGCATCGCCTCGGAGAACCCAAAGGCAGCGTGTGTCTCGGTGGTCTTGGCTGCCAACGATCCAGAAACGCTTGTGATCCACCAGTGGAGTGAGGATGAGTTGCACGAAGCCGGTATTGCCTTTCAGGCCATGCTCAAGGTTTGGGCTTGGTCGAAGAAATATGTGCCTCCGGGGATGAAGTTGTGAAGAAGCTGGTGATAGAAATTCATCCTATGGAGTTTGGTTGGTGCGCCACCTATCCATCCTACGACGGCGCGTCTGACTCGAATTGCCCAATGGGATACGGGCCAAGTCCAGAAGATGCGGTTGTTGACCTGATCGAGCTTGGGAAAGTTGAGTTCGAGGAATGACACCGCCCACCATCGAGGAATTGGGCAAAGCCGCAGAGGACATAGTCTGGCGCGTTATGGGTAAAGGATCGGCCAAGTCGGCTTACGGCGAATGGTTTTCGCTTGACCGACCGATTCACGATTACCATATATCTAGGGCGATACGTCATCTGGCCACAGCCCAGATGATGTTGCACAAAAGCACACCATGTCCAGACGGGGAAGGCGAGGATGCGATAGACCACCTTGAGCGGGCGGTCGTCCGGGCCTTGTTCTGCTGGGCGCAAGCAAAGAAAGAACTACCACGACTATGAAGAAAATAGAGGACATCAAGGTGACATTCATCTGGGGAGGCCGTGAGGTCACGGCATGGGGGGATTGCGAGTACAAAACGCACCGGGTTGACATCGGACAGCAGGGCTACCGCGAACACGTCATTGCGGATGTGCCTTACGATATGTCGATCTCGCGCATCACGGTTTGCCACGGTGACGCAGATATCGCCAACCCGGAGCCGGAACTGCTGGAGTTCGCAGAGCAACTTCTCATGGAGGAAGCCGACGAACAACTCTGCGAGGTGGCATGAAGTTCACCAAGTGCGAGAAGGTTGACGGCGGCTGGGCGCTGTATGCCATGAACGAGAAGGAGAAGAAGGAGACCCAGGTATGTTTTGTTGGAGCGGGCTTGCCGCTCGAGGCTTGGGTGGACCTGAAGGATGTGAAGAAGTGAAGAAGGTTGTAGTCACTCAAGCTTTCGGCGACGATTGGCTGGAGGTCTTGAACCTGACCAAGCCGCGCATGGAAGCCTACTGCAAGCGGCACGAGCAGGACTTTATTTCCATTGAAAAACCTCTTGCGCATCCGGTCCAATACAGCAAGCTTATCATCCCGCACCTGATGACGACCAAGGGCTACGATGTCGTCACATTCCTTGACGCCGATGTGTTGGTTGCGCTGGATTGCCCGGACATCTCGCTGGATGTCGAGAAGTTTTGCGCCTTTGATGAGGGGGCATACCTAGACCGCAAGCCAGGGATGGCATCTCTGGCCAGAGCCTTCGGCTACAAAATCGAGCCAAGGTTCTACGTCAACACCGGCGTATTTGTGGTGACAAAGAGCGTGGCCGGGATCTTTGCCCAGCCGCCCATCGGACTGTTCCCAAACCACTTTGCCGAACAGACCTGGATGAACGTAATGGCGCACCTATGCGATCTGGATCTTCAGGAGCTTGACCCGTCTTTTAATTGCATGACCAGCGTGGAGGAACACTTCGGGCTGAACCGCTATGCCGACGCCCAGATCATCCACTACGCCGGGCAGTCCGCCGACATGGCCAAGCTTCGCGGACAGATAGAGTACGACCTAAAAAAACTTGAGGAAGAGATACGATGATTCCTGTCAAGGTGATCCCGCACGGGGACAAGTGGAGGGTGGTGACTGAATCCATGGAGAATCCTGTCGGTCCTCGCCTGTGGGGTGCCGAGCCTCCCAATGGCCTTCCGCCAGCCGACGATGTGTTTGATGACAAGCAGAACGCACTTGACGCGGCAAGGCTATGGAATGCCTATGCGGCATGGGCGGACAATCATTCAGGCAGGAAAAAGAAATGGTCAAAGCAGAAGCGAACCGCCTGACACCCGAGGAGGGAATAAAGATGCTTGCCTGCGAAATTGCCATGCGGGCAGTTTTTGACGTGAAACTATTGAAGAGAAGAAAAGTTCTGATTGGAGACAGAATTGCCCCGATTGACCAAAGACCGAAGCTGACCGATTGCCAATGTTACCGGGACGATGAAAACATCAAAAATCTTCTGGACGATTTCAGGAACGGGTCTGTATTGTTCTGGTGCAGGATGGCCGGAGTCAACGTCAGGCAATCCGCACTGAACCAAATGCTAAAAGAAAATGACAATGGAATACCTGAAATTCTTCAGTGAGGTGATCGCACACATCATCCTGTTCTCCCTGCTTGCGGGAGCAGGGATGATGCTGCTGGTATTCATCGTAAGCTTTTTGTCTTGGCTTGTGGCCAAGGCCAGGGAGGAGAAGTCGCAATGGCAAAACTTGGACAGATAAAAATCATCAAGGAACGCAAGGTCCAGATGGTCGAGCTTGACCTGGACATGGACGAACAAGTGATCGACAAGCTGGCGCACGCTGGCTTTAATCTAATCAAATATGACAGGCAAGAACTTGCCTCTTTTGCCTTCCGCAAGGCACTTGAGGCATACGCAAACGGAGACAAAGAATGCACACTGCAAATCAAGAAAAGCCATTCAAGCAAAAGATCCTCACCGCAGTCACGGTCCCGCAAGTCCTGACCCGCTCGCAATGCGAGATGATTATCCGCGATGCGGAGGTCATCGGAATGAAACGTGCGCCTGTCATGGCCAAGGATGGAAGCGTGGTCAATTACCGTACCCGAACCTGCGCTTCCTGCTGGCTTCCAAAGGCCGCCCACTTCCGGTGGATCTACAGTTATCTTTCTGCCGTTGTGGATCAGGTAAACACGGAGCATTACCGCTTCGACGTTTCGGATATGCAAAACCTGCAAGTCCTGCGTTACCGCCCATTGCAAAAGTTCGACTGGCACTTCGACACGTTTGACGGCAGCGACCGCAAGCTGACCTGCGTCATCAATCTCTCCCGCCCGGAGGAGTATGTCGGAGGAGGTCTTTGCGTGTCTGGAGACTGGCATGGAGTGGAAAATTCGACGCACCAGGGGGCTGCAAATTTATTCCCAACATGGATCAAGCACAAGGCCAAGGCACCATTGCTCGGAACGCGCTGGGCTTTGGTCGCATGGATCACGGGGCCGTCATGGAAATAATGCCCATCGACATGATTTTGTTTGCCATGTTCATTGCGCTTGCCGCAATGTGGATGGATAGATGAGGAAAATATAATGATATATATAATCAAGGATAAGGAATTTGATCTGTGCAAAATAGGATACTCATGCAATCCGATTGAAAGAATAAGATCATTTCAGATTGGAAAAAACAATCTTGAAACGATTCTTATTATGCCTGGAGGAAGGGATAGGGAAAAAAAACTTCACGAAATGTTTTCATGCAGAAGGGTTACGCATCCAAACCCAAGAAGTTTCATAGGAAATGGCTGGACAGAATGGTTCAGATTAAGGCCGAACGAAATATCCAGAATAAGAAATTCATACATAAAGAAACTAGACTCCATGCAGGAAAAATTGGATGAACTTGAGCATATGGATATTGTACACAAAAGAAATGAAGAGATTTTATATGGAGTTATTCAAAGCCTTGAAGACACCATGGATAAAATAAAGGAACTCTATATGAGCAAGTTTTGGGAAGACAAGCAAGCCGGAATGGATAGAGACATATTCAAAGATGAGATAGCTCTTGAGCTTATAGAATACAAAAGATATTCAAAATTAAGGAAGTAATGATCTTGCAGCTTAATCCAGAAATGTGGGTGATGACACCCAAGGGAGAGGGGTTGGCATTCCTTGTCACGGATTATGGAATGGATCACAATAAAATCTTCACGGTCATGCTTCAGTCTGGCGATATTCTGGACTTTGACATACGGGATCTACGCAGGACGGAGAATCCAAGTTTCGGGGTAAAGGCACCTGAGGTGCCGAATCCCCATTACACATAAGGAGGTAACTATGCCGCTCGGCAAAGACATCGGAAAAAACATCAGGGAACTGCGGGCCGACAATCGAAAGAAAGGATCGGCTCGTGGGGCTGGCGGAAAAGCCCGCTCGCAGAAGCAGATCCTGGCCATTGCGCTTCGCGCAGCCGGAGTTCCCAAAAAGTCTGGCCGCATGTTTCGTATGCGGAAGGGCTAAATGTCGGAGGATCGGATCAAGTGGCTGGCCGACATCCTGGCGCGGGTGCGGAGGAGTCTGGCCAGCCACAGGGACAAGATAACCCATGCCGAGGCGCACAAGGTGCGCGAGATCATCGCGGACGTTGA